TCATCTATTTGTCCAATTTTTCTTTGGAGTATGTCGCCGTTGTGGACGATACCCTTTCGGCCAAGTTGGTTGGCGAGTTGCAAGACTTTCAACCCGTTCTCTCAATTCTTGGTTTTTTACAACCAATTCTGCATTATCAAATTGTAACACCTTTATGTCATTTTCAAGCGTTTCAATTTTATGAAGATAAAACCCTTCTTTTCTCGGCTTCATTAACTGGACTCCTCTATAAGTTTCAATAATTTCATTCTATACTGTTTTGTATCAATTGTCAAGAACCCTTCGTAATTTTTTAAAAGTTTTTTAGTGTCTTGCCACACATAATCACCCACCATTTCTTTATCCCATTTTTTACTAAATTTAACGAGTTTGTTTAAAATCACAAGAGTTTCTAATGATATGCGTTTGCCTAAATATTCTGTTAATAGTTTGGGGTGATTATTATTTTTAACGACAAATAGTGGCTCAAAGTCTTCTACCAGTGGTGACATTTCATATGAAAATATATTATAGAAGTCTGCTCTTTTATCTGTCCATTCCTCAAAATGTTTATCATCAAAGGTTGCAACATATCCTGTTGGGTTTTTGATAAAGTTAGAGATTAGATAATTTTTAATATCATCATACTCTTTATATTTGCGGGATAAACGAACAAAGAAAAACTTGTCCTTACGTTTAAAAAATGATTCTCTTTTAATACGAGTTTTGCCCTCATATTTAAAGTAGTCATAACTATCGCTAGTAAAGTGTGCTTTCATTGCACAATACATCAAATAGATGTCTATGGGTTCCATTTTCAAATAGGCAGTTGTGCCTGTCTTGGTAAAAAGTTCAAGTCTCGAGCGTTTGCTTCAATTTTTTCTTTAAGACTTTTGGATATTAATCTGTTAACGGTATCTGGTTCAATGCCCTCTCGATAACAATAATCAAGTACAGCTTCCATATGTGTTATATTTTTTTCTAAAGCAATACGTTCAATTTCTAAAGAAAATGTTTTTGGTGTATTTAGACTCATTTTAGTCCTATTTAAAGTGTGGGGGCTAACCGTGGCCCCCGGCGTGTCTATTAGGGAACAACCCCTGCGTTCTCCAGGCCGAAGAGAATAAATGGTTGCTTTTAAGAGGCCTCTAAATCCACGCAGACTCCTTTCGGTTATAAAATCATACTTGTTATCAAGTACAAAGTATCATACACTATTTCTTTTCAGAAACAAAAGTGTATAATTCCTCAGCAGTTTTAAGAACTTCTTCAGGCTGATACATTTTTGGTGCATACTCCTTAAAAAATTCTTTTGGATCAGTTGTAGCATTACTAAACTTTTCCATTGCCATATGTGTAGCATCTACTGCTAAATCATATTGACGATCCATCATTTCTTTCGCCATTGAAAGAACATCGAATCGTAGTTCGTATGGGTTTTTACCTTCGGACATTTTTCTTCTCCTTGTGTCTGTGTGTGTAAAAATGGGGTTGTTATATTTTATATAAGGAAACCCCAAACCTTATATTCTGTTACGCAGCCCGTAGTGCGGCATAACCAGCTGCCACGGTTGCCCGTGTAGGGGTTCCAAGACGGTACTTAGAATATGTTTCTCCGTCAAAAGAACTCACTCGCTTATTCAAAAAGATTGCATAACCTTCTGAACGAAGCTGGCTGATAACCGCACGAACATTTTTAACACCATAACGTGATGTAATCTGTTTTGCGGTAAGTTCTGCACCATTAGAGAGTGCATTTGCGACCTTAGCGGTCTGGGTAGTAGTAGTCATAATCAATTATCTCCTTATCATGACAAATTAGGATAAATTCGTTTTATCCTTTAAAGTGGTAGTTTTTGCAGGAGAAACTACCAAAACTCCTTTGGTGATTTCTGTTACTAAGTATCACCGAACTCTATGAGATTAAGCCGCAAGGGCGTAATCCTCGTAAGAGACAGCAGCCTTCTGCAAGCCGAAGTTTGCATAAACTACATTGTCTGCTGCAAAAAAATTATCATTTGCATTTACGTATTTGACCAATAACGGAGTCACCCGACAATTCTCCACTTCTCTATTGCACGCCAGTCGATCCTAAATTTCGCCCCCATCAGAAGAACACCCAAGAATTACTTTACGAATAGCTTCAATCTTTTTGGGGTCTTCTCGCCTATCTCTTATTTTTAGAGGAGCAATATCTTCCCAAACATTGTAATTAATCTTATTCTTGTATTCATCTATCTTATTCATCAAGTGTCCTTTTGGTGGAGGCGTTGGGTACTGCCCCCAAGTCCTGTACGTCTTTCAATCCATATCATTGAATTGTATTATTATTTAGTATACTACCTAATCAAAACTTTGTCAACTCTCTTTTTTATCTTTTTCTTCTTTTTTCTCAGGTTTCGGCTTATCTTTATCACCAAGGACAAATCCAAACCCATTTCCTCTCAAAAATGAACGAATCTCAGAAATAGGTCTAGACCAAGCGATGTGAGGTATAATACTTCCCCAACCATAAGCGCCAACCATTGATGGAATACCAATCAGTTCATACTTATCTCGTTTCTTACTATAGGCCCAGAGAGAACCGCCACTATTACCAAAGATAATAGGTGAGCTTGATAGGTATAAGGATCGACCAGTACGATCTTTACCACTAATACCACTTAATAGTCCCTGAGTCGGATAGGGGGGATTGCCCATACCACTACCGATTGCCCATACTGTCTGAAATAGGTATGGCCCGCCGGCATGTTCTGCCCAGAGTTGTGCGACATTTTTTATTACACGTTCTTTATCATCCAAACGCAGTAAAGCAAGATCGCCTTGTTTATCCCATCCAACAATACGTGCTACACGACCTGTGGTTCCTACAGCTGTACTATAATCGTTATAATCCCACAAACGGATATGTAGTGGTCTGCGAGTCTCGACCTTTACTGATTTGCCCTTTTTAGGATCAAATTCTTCACTAATGCTGATAGCTTCTTCAACGACATGGTGATTGGTTATAACAAGTGTCCAAACACCCTCATCTTTCCAAGATTTATGGCTTCTATTATTACTAAAAATTACTGTACCAGAACCAACACCTTTACCTGTTACATCAATCATTACCGTAGGGTAAAGCATTTCTGTAATCTTCTTTACAGGTGCTTCCGTTTCTGTTTTTAGGCTTTCTGCCATAACAGGGTGAAAAGTTATACTAGCTGCAAGTGCAACTAATACTAAAAGTCGTTTAAACATATATTATTCTCCTATCTAAATTGCTGTGTTATTTATTATATAGAATTTTAACTTCTTTGTTATTATGTTTCATATTTATACCTGTCATTGCAACACAAAGTCTGGGGTGAGCTTCCCCTGTTGCATTGTTAACTATCCTTGCTGTATATGCTACAGTCAGGGTTTTTGTTTTGTCATTTGTTGTTAACATTCCCAAAGCACGGCGTTCTGTTTCCTTGTCTTCATTATCAACTACCCATGTCATAACAATTTTTTCATTAAATTTATTAAGAATTTTATCAATTCTTCCACTTAAAAAACAAACTTGTGGTATTGATAATATAAGAACCGGCAAGGCATCTGTTGATTGTTCTGGGGATTGTGTTTCCTTATTTGAAGCCTGTATATGTGATTCTGGTTCAATTGGTGTGGTTTGACACGCTACCAACAGAAACATCATCGTCAACAGCAATAGGTATTTCATTTCCTTTATTCCATTCAGTAACACTTTCTGACAACATTGGAAGAAATGAACTTTTATCCTTAATAAACTCTTGAACAGTACCATCCTCTGTTACTACAAGAATAATAACTTGATTGATTTCAATCCCTGTTCTTTCTTCAAACATTTCTGCATATGCAGAACCTTGGATATAGTAATTTTCGTTCCATTCGTCATTGCGTTCTTTAGTTGAGGTCTTAAAATCTATAATAGAGAGTACACCATTGTACTCTGCAATACAGTCAACTCTACCCGCTACCTTATATTTATCACTATAAAGTTTCGCCTCTTGGGTGTAAATATCATTTATATGATTATCTAAAAACGGTTGCAGTTGTGTGAATAAGCACCAAGGAAGAAAATCTTTCTTGTGTTTTTCAAAGCTATCATGTTCATTGTTGAGATAGTCTTCACACATATGGTGGACTTTAGTACCCCTGGCCGCAGCGGTACGGGCAACATGATTTGCAACATCGTTACCTACACGTTTTCTCCATTCAAGCAAACCTTCTTTTTTGCGAATAGACAAAACAGTAGTTATAGAGGGGTACTTATTCCCCTCTGGAGTTACGTAGTATCTCTTTCTGTTTATTGTCTCTGTCGTTAGTTCTGGTAGTTTCACTGTTTTGTGATTGAACGTCATAATTTTTCACCTTATCTTTATCATATACATATTCTGGTGGAACCTTGCCCCACCCTATTTCTCTATCCCATTGTTTTTGGGTGTATTCCCAAGATTTCATACACTTCTCATTCTTTCAACGAGTCTTTCTGCTCTGTTGGTAACTTGTCGATACCATCTAGAATCAACCATTTCATCTGCGGCTGCATCCCAATCGTGAGAATGAACCCCTTTTTTCATGCCTTTAAACTTACTCAACCTTGTATATCCCATATTAAACATCATATTTGCAATGATCAGCTGGACTTCTTCTGGTAAGTTTCCAAATGTCAACGGATAGAGTTTTTCACAATCACTTAGGACTGTTTTTACGTCATTCTCAAATGCAGAAATAACTCTATCTTCACTAATGGCTGTACCAACTTCGCAACCATATTCGGGATCACTATCTTTGATAAGATGGCCGATTCCAAAAGTGGGATAACCAAGATGATCAAGGTATACCTCATGTATACAGCCCTCATCTTTTGACAATTCGTATCTAAGTTGTTCTATGTCCATTATTCTACCCCAATGCCCAATTTAATCTTATTAATAAGATAAGTACGAACAAAACCAGAGCGAACTATATCGCCCAAGGTAAATTCTACACAATTAAATTCTTCCATTTCATTTAAAATTCTTAAAAAGTTATGAAGCCCGTTCTTCTCATTTTGTCTTATTAGATCGGTTTGATCAAAGTCTCCACAAAATACAATTTTTGAGTCTTGGCCGACCCTTGTGATAATCGTATCCAATTCGTGAAAATTTAAATTCTGACACTCATCTACTATAATGATGCTGTTGTCAAATGTCAGCCCCCTTAGAAAAGAAGTTGATAAAAAGAATAAACTGCTCTGTCCTTTTAACTTGTCATATAGAGTGTTAAATTGTTGTTCATTTGGCAACTCAAACATAAATTGTACCATGTTCTGATATGGTACTTGATAGAGAGCAGCCTTATCTTCCTCATCACCTGGCAGAAAACCTATTTCTCTTGTGGGCATAAGGGAACGAACCAACACCACTTTATCATAAGGTTTCTTTAAGTCAAACACATCATTCAGTGCAAGATATAATGATATAAAGGTTTTACCTGTACCAGCAGCACCAAACAGAAATTGGTTCTTTCCCTTTTTCCAAGTGCTAAAAACTTCCTTCTGATTATCACCAATAGGCTTAACAGTGGTTAAGTTGTTGTGATTGATTTCTTTATTTTTCTTCGATGCCATTATTTTTCTCTTTAATTCATAAAATTAAGGTGAGAGAGGGGAGCAGGGGGTGCTCCCCCCTCTCTAGGTGCATAAGCGGATTGACTTCTCAGCTTGCATAGACGCAGTGCGTCCCTTGCTGAAGTTTTATGTCTCGCTTGCACCATATTATTTATCTGCAAGAGTTGACCCCTTATTTGCTGAAAATCCATCTCTAGCAACTTTCTTTGCATGTTTTTCAATAGCTCTGCGAGTTTTAATTTCTTTGTGAGACATTGTATTACCACCCCATCTTTCTGACATGGGTGAGTTTGGGTGAGCTGCCGCAATGCGTTGCATATTTTCTGTAAAACCACCATCTACTTTAGGTCCTACACCCATTAAATGGTCACCGGCAATTGCGACAGGTTGAATTCTTTGCTTGACTTGAGGGTTTTTTGTTAGAAACTTATCTCTTTCGGATATAGTTAGAAATTCATCCCATTCTATTCCAGACTGTTCATTAAAAAATGTATATGTTGGCATTAAAATCTCATTTCTAATTGGTCAGGATCACCACCTAAATCAACAATCTTTTGTTTCAATTGAATCACATTATCTGTTAAATCACGGACCCTAGTTTGTAAAAAATGCACAGTTTTTTGCATTTCTGTAATATCTCGTTTTAATAAGCCTTCCATATCAATTTTGGTTGTTTTGGGACCTTCTTCACGCAGTTTTCTGCCCATAAAATCCCAATAACCTTCTCTTACCATATCATTACCCCCTTTACCTATTTATATATTAATAGGGTTTCTGTAACAACTCATTTCTTCCACCGATAAAAAATATGATCCTCTATCTCTATAGTTCTAATTTTAGTTTTTGCCCATGCAGGCGATATATGATCAGCATGATAAAAAGTAGCACCATCTGTTATGTCTAAAAATGGTATATTATTATTTATGATAACTTCGGCTAAACTTAAAAATTTATTGTAAGTGGTTTTATCCTTTGGTATATCACTTTTTCCATCACAATACCAAGAGAATTGGCAGCGATTTTTTACAGGATAATATTTACGTTCTTCTGGGGGTAAGATTTTTATCTTTCGGGTTTTCCAGCTTTCTCTAGTTGGGCCCTGATAAACAACTCCACATATTGTGTTAGGAAATCTAGAATCACCAACCCTATTAAGAACCACAGCAGTAACCGCTACTAATCCTGCTATCCCTTGGTTTCTTGCCTCATAATACATATTTAACGCAAGACACTCAACTGACTTATCTATTTTTGTTGGTGGGCCGTTAATAACAGGAGATATCATCATAACCCCTGCTACAACTGTAGAAACAAAAGCATTCATTAAAAATTATTACCCTGCAGCAGGCCCAGGAGCTTGAGGATACCTATCCCCTATAATCATATAATTTTCGTCCCAATCAAAGGCTTCCATCACAACATTTTTAGAGAGTCCTTTATATACTTGGTGGAGTCTTTTGTCTTTTGCTGCAACCAATACATGTGCTTCTTTTTCTTGTAGGCCCTCTAATATTTGAACAAACATCATTTCTCGTTTATTTTGAGAGATAGTGTTGTCGCCACCTTTTATAAATCGGTACAGTTGTCTCGCTTCCATCTGTAGGGTAGTATGTTCTGTACCCTCAGGCGCATCATTAGGTTCAAATGGAACACTACCTTCTGGAAGTAACCACTCAATGTTTGGATCAAATGAAGCCTTCACTACCATGCGAAGAGCATCAGTGTTCCATTCTTTTAGGTATGCAACCTTATCTTTCTTAGTTTTGATTTTACCAAGCTTCTCAAAAATCTCAGAAAAACTTGGGGTGTATGTATTAATCATCAGAAATCTCCTATCGATTCAGTGAGGTTTTTTAACCTCTTTTGTATAAAATAGTTAAATAGTTTACTACGATCACCATCTGGTGCTTTATGATATTCTTGTAGACACTCAAGAAAAAGTTCATTTGGTGATTGGGTTAGGTCAATCAATTTTTTGTTTCGTTGATAATTACGTTTGACCTCATCGTTTGGGAAAACACCTTCAATCAAAGTTGCTATTTTTTTCTTACTTAATGGTTTCTGTCGTAATCCATCTACAAAAGTATTATCTGGTGAGAACACATTAGGGATGCCGTCACTGCTGTCTCCCTTCATTACATGCTCGTTTAGATAATCATCAGGGTCAGTACCATTAATAAACTTTTTAGTAATTGGGCTGTATTGATATACATTACTAAATTTCTGTAATTGTATAAAATCCTTATCACCAGAGAGTATTAACGTTTTACCATTATCAAACTCAAGCTCAAAACACAATGCAGCGATTATATCATCAGCCTCTGCACCATAAACCTCAAGGTGTTTATAAGGAAAAACCTCTTTCAATTCATCCTTAATTACGTTAAGAACTTCAAAGATATCATCCCAACTGTGTTTTGATGTGTCTCTGCTTTTTTTACGACTATATTTATATTCGGGATAATAATCCTTACGCCAATAATGTTTGGAATCATAACACAAAACAAGCTCACCATAATCTTCAACAAATCGTGTGCGATACATTCTCAGAGAATTTAAGATCATATGGCGAACCATACTCTCATCTGGTTTGGTTTGTTTGGTCATGTTCAGATGCATCATTACAGATGCAACTGATATTTGATTCATATCAACTAATATCATATTTTATCTCAAGCAGGCTTTGGGTCATCATCCATTTCTTCTTTAATTGCATCAATACATTCTTTCATAAAATCAACATTAACATCTGTTTCTATATTATTTTCATCATTAATATAAACCTCAACAAAAGTTTCTACAAAACCATGTGTGTGATGGGGTAAACCCATATCTCTATATATAACACCATTAACAAATTCAATTATGATTGCAGTATCACGAACAAAACTTTTTTCGGATATATCAATGCCATGTTCACTCATGGAATGTATCATTTGAACAATTAAATTTTGTGTAAACTCTTCAGCATGTCGCATAAGCCACTCTGTTTTAAGTCGCTGTGTTTCTGGCGATTTGCCTTCTTCCTCTAAATTAACAATTGAATCCGGCCACGGACCTTCAATAACATTATTATCTTCTGACATCTGGTTCAATAACCCTCTTCTCTCATTCTTTTTTCTAATGTCCGTTTTTGTCGGCGTTTAGCAGCCGCATTGGCCCTTCTGCGTTTTGCTCCACGGGTCATATAATATTCACGTTCTCTAAGTTCGTTGAATAATCCCTCTTCCGTCAGTTTCTTTTTTAAAACTTTGAGTGCTTTGTCAACGTTATTATTACGAACTGTAACTCCTGTGAATTTAAAATGTTCACTCATTCATCAACTCCAAACTTATATTCTTCATCATCATTTTCTTGTCGTGCAGCCAGAATATCTTCATCAGTTGCATTTAAACTTTTAAAATATTCATCAAGAGCAAGTTTTGTTTCTTCTTGTGTTAAAAAAGGCCCAAAGGCCCATGATTCTGTTTCATCCCAAAACCAATACCCTGTTTGGTCAAGAGATAGGTGATTACCTAAGTGAGTAATATCATCTTGAAATTCCTCACCAGTTGTCCAACGTGGTTCAATCGCCATTTTCATTTCCTTTCTGGTGGAGGCAGAGGGAATCGAACCCACGACCTATAGCTTGCAAAGCTATTGCTCTCCCTACTGAGCTATACCCCCTGATAAATCTATTGTACCATTAATATTACACTACCAACAACAAGATTTGCTACAACAATACCACCAAGTATAGTCAAAAATATCATCCGTTTAACTCCTTTAAAATCCATTCGCCGTTAATTTTACAAGCCGTGCCGGTAACTCTCTTTTGAGTGTTCTCAACTGTTTGAACATTCTCAAAAGTTCTACAATTACCATTTGTCGAAGTTGGCGCTGCAGCGACAGCCACACGTTTATTTGGATTTGTATATACACTATACGCACCATCAGGGTTATTATTAAGTGCATTTCTAAGATTAATGGTTGCATAAATTTCATCAACCTTATCCATAGCATCACCAATACTATAACCTAAAACCATCCCACCAAGAGCTCCGGCTGCGGTGATAAAAGGATCACCAGTTGATGCACCCGCAACAGCACCCGCCAAACCTATTGCGGCTGCGCCTATATTTGCTTTACGTACTGATTGATGATAATGGTTTCTTTCTGAACATCCAGTTATAGGATTACAGCCAAGAGTGGAGTTGGTGCCTGGTGACATCAAACATCCACTTAGAGAGAAAACTACAGTAAAACTAAGTAGTAGTTTTTTCATCCGTCACCTTTGGTTTAATAATCTTTTCAAGATTTTGAAGTGACTCACTTTCATCTTTCTTTTCGTATTTTTCGACCTCTCTTTCGAGCTCTTCCCACGCTTTTGTGGAACGAAGCCGTGAATAAACCATACGGTCTTTACGTAACCGATTCATAATAATTTTTGATGCTTCTTTGTCTGAATATTTTAACAGAACAAAAGCACGATACTGTGTACCAGCTGAGAAAACTTCAATTTCAACTGGGTTATAACCAGCAACATCAACATTTGCTATTACGTTTTTTGCAACCTTTTCAATCTCTGTTAAAACACGGGAATCAACATCAGATTGGCCAAATTTTGCAATCCATGATTTGGTCATCGCTTTTAGCTTACCGTTAATACGGTCAGCAAGAACAACCTTACCATTCAAAGTAGCAATATCAACCGCAAGTTGAAGGTCAGGGGCCGTTGCAGCGCCTACAGTAAAGATTGCATTTTTTTCCTCTGGCATTTCTTTATACCACTTAGGAATTTGTGCAACTGCAGCTTCTACCTTAGCAGTCTTATACCTAATTTCGGGAGTATCAACTAAGGATTCTGGTTGTTTGGCACTACACGCACCAAGAGTTAGAGCAAGGATAGACACCCCTGCTAGTAATTTTGCGTTCATCATTTAATCTCCTTTAATGTTTCAACCGCAATATCTCTAGCACCACTGTCTAGAAATAGATTTTTAACTATAGGAACAATGTCAGGATAAAATACTGTCAACACCATACCAAATACAGCTCCAATAAAAAATTTAAACATCATTTAGTTTCTTTCTTCACAGGAACCTTCTCTACAGGAACCTTTTCTGTAGAAGAATCATTCCAATTTTCACCCCATCTTTGAATGTCTTTACCGACACCAACGACAGTGCTTCCACAAGCAGATAGCCCTAATACAAGAACCATTATCATAATATATTTCATATTTTTTCACATCCTTTTGATTTGAGGCGAGCCGGAATTTTGACTCTACCAATATTCGTCTTCATATATACGCTTCCATTTATAATACTACACTTTCGGTGTGTATTTGTCAATACACATTTAAGATTTTTTTTGCCTGTTAATTTTTCGGGGAGCATTTTTCTTATAATATTAACTTTTGCTCTATTTTCTGCAAAAGAACACGCTTTGGTTTCTGACATGTCAGGCCCAAACATATATTCACCTTTTGTTGGATACCATTTACCATTAATTTGAGCATCTAATGATATCACACATTTTCGTATATCCTCAAAGTCAGGATTTACCTTCCAAACTTCTTTTTTAACCGATCTAACACTTTCTATGCTTCCTTGATATTCTACGGTATTATCTGCCGTATAATCACAGGGAGATGTTGCAAATGCAGTAGATGACATGAGCAGAAATGTAGTAGTTATTATTTTAAGATTTAGATTTGGCATTTTTGGGGAGGTCACGTAACGCCTCTGCCACCACTGAAGAAATTTGAATCAGTTCTTTATCTCCGTCTTCATCAGTTTCGGTGACAATAAAGCCTTCTTTTTCCAGTAAATTTAAAAAAAATTCTGGAAACACTTCTGATGCATATCTTAATGCAAGAAATCGACCAATATAATAGCATGATGCCATTAGAATGGTTATTGATAATGCTAAAGTAATTGAAATATCCATAATATTATTTATCATAGTTTATCCGTTTTATTCATCCATAGTACTATAATATACGAAGGGGGGGTTTTTGTCAATACCCTTTTTAACTCTATTTAAGATTTTCAATAAACCACTCCAAATACATATCTTCGTTGAGAA